TTCTTGGCTGGCAATCTCCCTCTCAAGTTAGCAAGCATATGAGAGATGCTCAACTCAATGGATTTGCATGGGTTGATTTATTAAGAAAGATTCAAGCAGATCACAACAAAGAATTAGGTCTTGACGACTAATCAAAATTAAACTACATTAAAGACATGAAGACAGTTATTGAAGATTACTACGGGAATGATATTTGTTCATTTAAAGTGAATACTTTCGTAGACAACAACGGATTAGCAGATATCGGAGATTTTAAAGATTGCAGTTATGCAGACATGGAGGAAGACGAAAACTCAGAACCATATATTCGCATACAACTAGAAAGCAAAGACTTGACATTATACTCAAACTAAACTACCTTATTATTATGACAGAAGAAGAAAGAATTGAACTTATTAAAAATGCCGTCCAAGCCAGTAAAGGCTTTGAGACAACTGAAGCAGTTGAAAATTTCGTTGCCGAAGTAAAGACTGAAGAGGTTTTTGGAGAGTATGGCTTACTTGATTCTCAAGAGAGTGATCTGATTGACGAGATGGATTTACTTGAGCATGATCCAGTTGCCGAGTCCATTGATGAGGAAGACCAAGAGGTTGAAGTGAGTGACGAAATGAAAGGGGTCTACTCATGAGTTGGGATATTTTATTTCTATTACCTTGGGTTTGTGTTTTCTATATAATGCACAAAGATATTCTTAGTTAAAAGCGAAATCGAAACCATTTAATACCAAATAGTGCTAAGGCGGGCCTTTGGGCCCGTTTCACTTGGATAGTATAGTTTCCGTAAACGCTTGACAGTCAACGACTTAGGGGAGCCAGGCTTCCGTAAGCCCTTGATTATCAAGAACTTACAGGAACAAACACATCGGGCTTGCGATCCTCTGGCAATGGCCAGCCTTTGAACTCCTCGCCATCGAGGTCTTCGAGCCTGAACATAATTCCCTCAAGCATTTCCTCAAGCTGAGCGTTTTTTTTCTCGAGATCTCTGACCCTGTCCATGAGAATCTGATCTGCGATGCTGAATATTTTTTTATTATCTATCATACCCATACAATAGCTCAGATTTTAGCCGATGTCAAATTTTTTTTAAAAAAAGTTTTTGCTTGACATTCTATAAGCCTTTGGTATTCAACAACTTACAGAGGCCTGGCTTATGCAAGTCATTGATATTCAGCAATTTACAACAAACTGTAATTTAATTGATCTTTTTATTTGACAAAACAAAAAAACCTTACTATATTAAAGGTATGATAAAAGTACAAAAGAATCCTAATTTCTCTAACTGGTTTCAGGTTTTTGCTTTCGGGAAACTATTAGACGAATTCAACAAACAACGCAAAGCATTACGCTATGCCAAGCTGTTAGCGGCACAATCTAATCAATCACACATTAATGTAGACGGAGAATATCAATCACTATGAGCGACACATATAACGGATGGAAAAACTGGGAAACTTGGAATGTAGCTTTATGGCTAGGCAATGACGAGAACTTATATATACTAGCCCGCAGGTTTGTCAACTATAAAGATCTTGCCAAACACTTAATAGATGATTGCTACAATGCCATGACTCCCGATGGAGTCTATTGGAACGATAAAAAACTTGACACCTACGCTCTTGACGAGTGGCTTATGGAGGAATAGTTCCATAAGCTACTGAGCCTCAACAACTTACGGAAGCCAGGCGGGCCTAAGCCATTGACTATCAACAACTTACGCTATGTCTTCTGTTAACATCCAGATTTTATAATCATAGTCAAGGTTATTTGACACATCTTGAAAGATTTTTTTTCTAAGATTAGCTTTCAGGCAGTCAGCACTTATTTGAATGTCAATACCTTTTTCTAGTTTAGCCGTATATGGCGTTTCCATTATTACCACATGATTGTCTGCTGATTTAGTAAGAATATATTTTGTCTTCATATATATAAGGTAGCACTGCGGGCATCAAATGTCAAACGATTTTTTAACAAATAGCGCTATGTCGGCCCACCGGGCCGACTGCTATCTAAGTTTCCGTAAACTCTTGACAGTCAACGACTTAGGCGAGCCAGGCTTCCGTAAGCCTTTGATTATCAAGAACTTACAGGAACAAACACATCGGGCTTGCCATCCTCTGGAATCGGGAAACCTTTGAACTCCTCGCCATCGAGGTCTTCGAGCCTGAACATAATTCCCTCGAGCATTTCCTCAAGCTGAGCATTTTTTTTCTCAAGATCAACGATTCTGTCGAGCAGGATTTGATCCATGGGTGAATATACTTTATTTTTAATCATACCCATACAATAGCTCAGATTTTGGCTGATGTCAAATTTTTTTTCAATTATTTTAAGTTTTCTTAAGCCTTTGACAGTCAACGACTTAGGCAAGCCAGGCTTTCGTAAAGCCTTGATTATCAACACTTTACATCTCAGCCCATGTGTCAAACTCGACCCACTGGTGGACGACCTCACGAAGGCTTTCAGCCTCTCTGTCCCAGAGGTGAATCTCCATCTGAAATTCTGGAGGGAATGGAGAGTTGAGGTATTGCTCTGCTAGGGCATAGCAGCTATGAAGACCATCTCGATCTTTTGGCGTGGAAAGCATGACGTCTCCGTCGTGAACTAATTCGTATCTTAACATAATTATAATATGGCACAAAAAGCTACAGATGTCAAACTATTTTTCAATTATTTTTATTATTTTGTAAGCCCTTGACAGTTAACGACTTACGGAAGCCAGGCTGCCACAAAAGCCTGATTATCAACGACTTGTGTTAAAAGTCATATTGGTCGTGGTAGCCGTAGTCGATGCCCTCGTTCTCCTGACGGAACTCGAGGAGAGCGAGCTTGTCCTCCCAGTGACCGATTTCGTTACGGAGCGAAATCCGACTAGCCTCGCTGAGATCAGCGGTCTGAAGGTGAGCGTGAAGTTGGCAGATGTGGCTTTCGATTTCTGATTTAGTCATAACTTGGTTCCTCATGGTTGCGGTGTACTTCTGGCATTTCAGCGGGCTCGTCGCTGTTCCTGACATCAGCAAGTATTTTCTCAAGACGGGCTTGATAGGCAAGCTCTTTTTGCTGAGCTTCGTACTCGACATCAGTGATGCCGTTGGCGTGGGCGAGGCGGGCGAGTGAATCATTTTCGTTTTCCATATATACAACTTAACAAGGCGAGCCTCAAATGTCAAGCGATTTTTCAACAAATAGCGCTATGTCGGCCCACCGGGCCGACTGTTATGTACGTTTCCGTAAGTGCTTGACAGTCAACGGCTTATGGAAGCCTGGCCGCCGTAAGTCCTTGATTACTAATGACTTACACAAGCGGCGTTCAAGTATCGTGCCAACTTAGACGACGAGAGGATCAGGCAACTTTTGATTGAAGAAGTGCCAATCGAATGAGTCAACAACTTCACCATTTAAGACAGGCTCGAATTTTACTTGTTGCACGCCTACGCCTAGAATGCCGTTAATGCGTTCGCGTGTGGTGAGCGTATTCCAACCTGCAAGCGACCACTCGACCACGCCCCAACCGTCGCGTTTTATTATAGCGTTACCATGTAGCCAAACGGTTTGCCCGTCTGTTTTGGTGTTGCCGACTTTCTTAGGTTTGCCTTGGTCGAAGGCTTGTTTGATTTGTTTTGTTACCTTTCTCATTATAGTACCCTTTCTTTTCTTACTGCCTCTTGGATTCTTTCGAGAGTCCAAACATGACCGCCCGCACATTTCCAAAGATCAAAAGCCTCGGACATTGGGCTTGCTTGTATACGCTCAAGACCATTGTCTTGAATGAAGTTTTGTATTTTCTTATCTAACATATTATAAAACTAAACTATCTTTAAGCTAAAGTCAATTTTTTTTTTAATTATTTTCGTAAGGATGAGGATTTTTTCGCGTTCTGTTAAGTTTGTCATTTTAGTTGATTTCGGAGCATATGCCTATGATGAATATTGAGACTATGGTAATTATTGCTATCATGTGATTAAGAAGATTCCTTGTTAAGAAGTTTTTTAAGTTTGGCAACATTTGAGCTTAATTGCTCGATAGCTGCGTTTCTTGTTTCTGTTCCAAGGTCAATTTCTTGAAGGATTTCAAGCGTTCTTTCGATTGTGTTAATTTGCCAACGAATGTCAGATTTAAGAATTGCCTCTTTGTAAAGCTCGGGACGGGTTTTAGTTTTATTTATCATATGTTATTAATTTAAAAGATTTTTTAGCGAATGTCAAATTTTATTTTACTTTTTTTATCCGTTGTAATTATAATTTTTGTCTTGCTCATAGGCTTCTGCCCACATTGCCGATTCGTGATCGTCTGCCACTTCAACAATTTGGGCGTTGTTACCATAAGATTTTAGCCTTTCACTTTTGAATTCTTCGATGTTTGCAATTCCACCGAGTTCGAAGATTCTTTCTTTTTCTCCGAGAGAGTATTTGATTTTAACTTTCTTAAACATAACTACAACATAGCACAGGAATACCAAGAAGTCAAGAAAAACTTTAAAAAAAATTTTATTGATTTATTTTTATTTTATTAAAAAAAGCTTGACATCGATATGCCTTTAATTACTAATGCCGCATTTTGCAGTAGTAAACTAGGGTGCCCAATTCTCAAAAAAAGTTGACCTATTGTGTTGCACAATACTGCGGGGGGTGGTATTTATCAATATCCCCTAGCAAACAAATCTATTGAATTATCGGCACACCAAAAATATACCGGGCCGCATTTTGGTGTATGTATATTACATAATGAACTCAATATTAGCAATTTGTTCTGAGTATAGCGACAACGTATGGTACTCAGGTTTAGGAGTTGACTCTACGCCAGAAAAAATAGCGATAGAGATTGAAAAAGGCTACAAAAACGCATTTTTAAAAACGATCCGTATTTATGGATACAAATTAGAATCATCAAGAAAAGGAGATGATCTAGTGAATATATTAACATTAATAAAAATAAAGAAAAAAATTCTTTGTTAATTAATTAAATTTAAATGCCATGAAAATTAAGGCGTTTCTGCGCCCTCTTTGTTCGGCGCAATATAAATTAGTCAACAAATGAACAACGAATTCGATAACCCCACTATTTTGGGGTGGATAAAAATAATATTCACCTTTATATGTTTCGGCGCTTTATACATTTGGCTCATAATGGGAGTGGCAATAGCAATAGATTATATAAACGCATTATTTCAGTAAGTAGAATAACTTCTTCTTTTCTAATATAATATTACTATATAGATGGATACATATAAACAAATAAAGAAAAAACAATATTATAAATTAAGACATCAATGGAAAGAATATAAAACAGAATACAATGATTTAAAATTAGTATTTGATAAAATTGGAATTGAATTTGTAAAAAGTATTTCAAAATTCTGCATGGAGCACGATCTTGGCGATCCATTCAAGGAAACTGAGGTTGAGACTCAAAATGTCGCGGCTGTATTTAGTTCTTCTTCTAAAAGGTTATATAGAAAGATAATGGTCAATACTCATCCTGATAGAGCAGTAAAAGAAGAAAAAACAGAAAAAATTTACAACCAAGCGACAAAAGCTAAAAAGTCTGGCAATTTACAAGAACTGCTTGACGCGGGTAGAGAGCTTTCCCTTGCCCCGGACATTAACAACATCACAACAGAAGAACTAGATTTGTTAGAGCTTAATATTAATGAATTAAAAGATAAAATCAAAAAAATAAGAAATTCATATGCATGGGTTTGGTTTCATGCGAATCCAAAAAAAAGAAATGAAATTTTTTATAATTTTATAGAACTTCATACAAAATAAAATACATTTAAAAGAAACACGATTTCCTAAAAGAAATTTCGTGTTATAATTTATCTATGAATAATAATATTATAGTGTAATAGAAATCAATGCCAAGAAAGAAAAAAACTGATTTAGAAATCGAACAGTTAAGGCCCGCCAAGATTACTATCAAGAATATTGGATTAACTGAAAAACAAAAGTCCCTCGTTAGAATAGCTTTAGAGGAAAATAATAAAGTAATATTTATATCTGGCCCAGCAGGATCAACCAAAACCTTTATGGCTGTATACTGTGCGCTCAAGAAATTAAAAGCCGACGACAATCTGGACCTAATGTATGTAAGGACTGTCATCGAAAGTGCAGATAAAGGCCTTGGGGCACTACCAGGTGACATTATGGAAAAAATAAATCCATATATGGCTCCACTGGATGATAAGTTGAGAGAGCTGCTTCCTTCCACTACTGGAATAGTTAGTGAATTAATTAAAAAGAAACGAGTTCAAGCTATGCCTATAAACTTTCTTAGGGGCGCAAGCTGGAATAATAAAATTGTTGTTGCCGATGAAGCTCAGAATTTTACTTTTAAAGAATTAACTACATTAATGACAAGATTAGGGGAGACCAGTCAATTATTTATTTGTGGAGATTATATGCAGAGTGATATCAATGGAAAAAGCGGATTTAAAGATATGTTTGATCTATTTGATTCGCAAGAAAGCAAAAGCAATGGTATACAATGCTTCTCATTTAATTTAAACGATATTAAGCGTAGTAAAATACTTTCTTATATAATTCAGACGATAGGCAGCAAGCGATAACAATAGTTTAAGTGTATATCACTATATGCTTGGTAGTATAATGAATACCGTTATTGGGGCTGGAATAAAAGTCGGCGCTAATTTACTTAATTACTGGTTGGAACAAAAAAAACAAGACCAAATGATACTTGCTGCACGAGATGGTGAAATGTTAAAAGCTCTCATTGAAAATCAAAATCAAAGAGCTGACGATCCATTTGTTAAAGCTACTAGAAGAGTCCTTTTTATGTCCATTACTTTTACTATGTGCTTCCTTATGATATATTATGCATTGAATCCACATATCTCATACGACATACTTATGCCCAAAGGAGAAAATTCATCACTTGGAATATGGTCTTGGATTTTTGGGGGCAAAGATTGGGTTCAAGTAAAATTGACTGGAGGACTAATGTTAAGTGCATTTATGGATTTGTGTTTTATGGTTGTTGGATTTTACGCTATACCTTCTAAAAAATGAATAAATATTTTATTTTAACATTTTTATTATTTAGTGGATGCCTTTCCTCTATTAAAGAAAAGATTAAAATCAGCCAACAGCCTCAGAGCATTCCTTTTGAAAGATTTGACATAAATAAAGACGGAAATATAACAAAAGAAGAGTTTAGTGCCTCAGAGTATGGAGTAAATATAATAGAGCCAACTATTTGGTTCCTCGCAATAATTACCTGCACATCTATATTCATTTATTTTTTAAATAAAAAAAAGTGTAATTAAATTCAATGGAACTTGAATGGGAAACTATCTTATCGTCGTGCATAGTTGGCATTACAACTATACTAGGCATTTTTCTTAAAGAATTTGCTCAAAACAGAAAAAACAGAAAGAAAGCCTGCATTTTGACTTATACAAAGCAGAGCGAAAATGTCGAGAAAGCTATCAGATTTATTCTGTCTGAAATTGGAGTAGACAGAGCTTATGTTTATGAATTTCATAATGGAGAAAACTTTTATAGTGGCAATCATCAACAAAAATTTAGCTGCACATATGAAGCATTAAATACGGGAGTAAGTTCAGAATCTTCGAATCTGCAAAATTTGAGAGTGAGCACTTTTAATTCATTTGTTAAAAATGTTATAAGAGATTTATATTTTGACGTTTCAGACGTTAGGGATATAGCTAACCCACTACTAAGAAATTGGTTTGAACAAAGAGGTGTTCAGTCTTCCTACTCTATTCCAATTAAAACTTTAAATAAAAATATAATCGGTATTTTGAATGTAGACTATACAAAAAAACGAGATCAGTTAACCAAAAAAGAATTAGACTTCATCCAAAATCAAGCGAAGATCATAGGCGGATATTTAATTTAATATAGAATTTATTAAAATTAAGTAATAATATTATGTATGTTATCAACATATTGTCAGCATTGCGGAAGCAAAAATGAATACCGATTTAATAAGCCTAAGTTTTGCTCAAACTGCGGGCAACCACTTAGTGGAGAAAAAATATTAAAACAAGAACCCAAAACAAAAGAAAAAAAAGTATCCGTTAGCCAAGATTTGGACGAAGAGGGAACAGATATTTATGAAGTTCCAGAGCTTTCATCCTTGGCGTATGAAATCGATTTTTCTGATAACGAAAGTTTCAGACTAGGATCTTTATTCAATAGTCAACCCAAAGAATCGCAGCAATCAGCTCCCACCTCAAAGCCCAAGAGGGGTAGACCGAGAAAAAATAATGGGGCGAAAAAGAAAAATTAAATACGAAGATCAGGTTGATATAATTAACCAAGAAATTAAGAAGCGGCGCAATAAATGGTTCCTAGACTCAATGCCTTGGATATCATTTGAAGATGTTGAGCAGATCATCCGTTTACATATTTATCAAAAATGGGATAAGTGGGATCAAGAAAGAGACTTAAAGCCTTGGATTAATAAGATTATAACGAATCAGTTTAAAAACATACTAAGAAACTTTTATTTAAATTTCGCAAAACCATGTTCCAGCTGCCCATTTGACACTTCTGCTGCTGGAGAGCATTTTTGCTCTTTTACAAAAAGTGGCATGCAAGATAATACTTGCCCTTTGTATAAAAAATGGGAAAAAAGTAAAAAAAGTGCGCATGATGTGAAAATTCCTCTTAGATTAGACGCTCAAGAATACGAGTCTGATATTTTTACTGGAGAGTCCTTCAATGTTGACAATGCAGTGCTAAAAGTTGAAGATCAACTTAAAAAAGATTTATCAGAAAAGCATTTCAAAATTTACAAAATGCTTTTTATTGAAAATAAAAGTGAAGACGAAGTAGCTAAATTTCTTGGCTACAAAACTAATGAAAAGGGTAGAAGTGCAGGATATAAGCAAATCAAAAATATGCGTAAATTTTTCAAGGAAAAGGTTACTAAAATAATCAAGAATAAAGATATAATATATTGACATGAGATTAACTGAAGACCATAAAAAATTTATAGAGGAAAACTTTCATAAAATACCCAATCTAATTGAATTAACTAGAGCCGTATTCAAAGACGGCACTATTGATGGGAGGTCAAAGCAAGGTCGAGCAGTAAGAGAGTATTTAGCTTCAAAGGATATAAAATATAAAACTACCCAACATGAAGAAGTAAAACCTATTGTGCTAACAGAAGAGCATAAGGAATTCATCCACAATTACTCTCAAGACGGCATGTCAAGTTTTCAAATTGCTCAACTATTATTTCCCCAAAATAATGTTAAAAAACTCGGAAGAGAGCAAAGGGCTGTAGGAAATTACCTAGAGGCAGTTAAGAGGCAACAAAGAGAAGAGCGTAGAGAAGCTCGAGCTAAATACGATCCCCCAGAAACGTTTCTTGATTGCGTAAAGCTTGTAAATCAGTATACAAATCAAGAATTTAAAGAAAAAGAATTAAAGGTCATAGAAAAAAAATCTATTGAATCGATGTTTAAATTTTTAAGATCTCCTCGGTTTTGTCAAATTATAGGAACCTATAATAAAGAAGAAGATCAAGAACTGTTTGAGGCTGAGTTTATTCGCGCTACATGGGACAAGCCCGACTTGAGTGCGGATGAAGTTAATCTGTATGTTAATGTTTGTGTTGACTATATTAATCTTAAAAACATTCAAGGGCACATGGAAAAACTCAATAGAATGTTCGATGAAGCAGATGAACAACAGGAATTAACGGTAAGGCTATCTGAATTGTTAAAAACCAAGAGCGAAGAATACAATCAATGCGAAAAGAGACAGGAGTCATTGATTCAGCGATTAGCTGGAGATAGAGCCAAGAGAATATCTCAAAGGCAAGATCAAAACGCGTCTTTACTTTCACTCGTAGAAAGTTTCCAAAACGAAGAAGATCGAAAGCTAATGGTCAAAATGGCAGAAATGCAAAAGAAAGCAATCAAAGAAGAAGCTGATAATCTTGAGTCTATGAATTCTTGGAAATCTAGAGTACTAGGCATATCAAAAAATGATGTCACATGAAGTTAAAAGAAGATTTATATTGCTATAAAGTTAAGGATGTAATTAAGGTTGTTGATGGAGACACAATTGATTTAATGCTAGATTTAGGCTTTAATACTTACATTAAAAAAAGAATCAGACTCAATGCGATAAATGCTTATGAGTCAAGAACGAGGAATAAACAAGAAAAGAAGAAAGGTTTAGCTGCTAAAGCTAGATTGATGGAGCTTTGCGATGAAGGCGATATTATTTTAAAATCTTGCGGTGTAGGCAAGTATGGTAGGATCTTGGGTGAACTATACATTCAAGGAGCTAATATAAATAACATACTTTTATCTGAAGGTCACGCATTACCATATAATGACAGAAAAACTTAAATTTAAATGCAAAGTGTGCGGTGAAGAGTTTAACACTGAAAAAGGGCTTCATATACATCTTAAAAAACATAAGATGGACTTAGCTACATACTATACAACATTTTATCCAAAAAAAAATTTGTTAACTGGGGAACCTTTGCCCTTCAAGGATAAAGAAGAGTATTTCGCAAGAGATTTTAGTACTCGTAGGCAATTAATAAAATGGTGCATGTCAGAATCAAAGGGCAAAACAAAAGAGTATTCACTTAAAAAATTAAAAGAGAGAATCAACTCTAAAGACTTATCAATGGCGCCAAATCATCTTGAGCTTAAAATAGCTCACTTACCAGATATAGATGTTTATAAGCATTTGTTCGGATCTTATGGTGGAGCCTGCAAAGAAATCGGGATTAAGCCCCTCTATAGCAAGCCAGCACCAAAAGAATTTTTTCTAAAAGACTCACATTTTGAAAATATAAAAATATTTATAGATACTCGAGAGCAGAAACCTTTTAAATTTAAAAATTCTGAAAACTTAAAATTAGACTTTGGAGACTATACTGTTGGTGGAGAAGACTACAATTATACGTATGTTGACAGAAAAGCTGAGCAAGATTTCAAGGGAACTCTTTCGGGAGGATTTGAGCGTTTCAGGAGGGAGCTTCAGAGAGTCAAAGATTTTGATTCTTATCTATTCGTAGTTATTGAAAGTGATTTGAATAAATTATATAAAAATAATATGTTTGGACCTCATAAATCAAATTTAAAATATGTATATCACAATATGAGATTAATTACTCATGAATTTGCTGGTCATTGCCAATTTGTCTTTGCTGGCAGCCGAAAGAAATCTGAGTCTATCGTGCCCAAAATTCTTACTCTCGGTAAAAGTTTATGGAATGTGGACTTGCAATATTATATAGATAAGGAAGAATAGCTATGGCTTGGGAAGAGGGAAAACAAAACAGAAGAAAAAAACAACATAATGAAGAAATTCTAAAAATGGAGGGGTTTCTTGAGGAGGATGTTGCTAAGGAAAAATTATATCAATTTCTAAAAGAGAATATAACATTCACGACGAGTTTAGTTTCTGGCGTTGACCTATTTCCTTTTCAACATATGGCCATCAAGGCTATGTTTGAAACAGACTACTTTATGGGAGTATGGAGTCGAGGCATGAGTAAATCATTTACTACTGGCGTATATGCTTTTCTGGACGCTATTTTAAACCAAGGAGTAGAAATCGGTATTCTTGCAGCATCCTTTAGGCAGTCAAAACAAATTTTTAAAAAAATCGAAGATATTGTATCAAAGCCTGAAGCTAAAATGTTAGCTAACTGTATTACGAAAAAGTCCAAAAGCAACGACGAATGGTTAATGGAGATCGGGAGAAGTAGAATACGAGCGCTACCTCTAGGTGACGGCTCTAAACTCCGTGGCTTCAGATTCCATAGAATTATTATAGACGAGTTCCTTTTGATGCCTGAGAGAATTTATAATGAGGTCATCGTTCCATTTCTTTCTGTGGTGGAAAACCCTACCCAAAGAGAAGATTTATATAATCTCGAGACAAAGCTCATAGACCAAGGAAAAATGGAAGAAAAAGATAGATATATTTGGCCAAACAATAAATTGATAATGCTATCTTCTGCTAGTTATAAATTCGAATACATGTATAAACTTTACAGTCAATTTGAAAATCTAATTGCGAGTGATGAAAAGCAACAAGATAAAGCCACAAGATGTATCATGCAATTTTCTTACGACTGCGCTCCAAAGCAACTGTACGACCAAAACCTCATAACTCAAGCTAAAGCTACAATGAGTCAGTCTCAGTTTGAGCGAGAGTTTGGAGCCTTATTTACGGATGACAGCTCTGGGTACTTTAAGACTTCCAGAATGGCGGCTTGCACCGTTAAGGACGGAGAAGAGCCTAATGTGGAAATTAAAGGTAGCCCCGAAGATGAATATATACTTGCATTTGACCCATCGTGGTCAGAAAGTGAAAGTAGTGACGATTTCGCCATGCAGGTATTGAAGTACCATAAGCATAATGGAACCTCTACATTAGTTCACTCTTATGCAATGTCTGGAACCCCATTAAGGGATCATATTTTTTACTTTCACTATTTGATTAAAAATTTTAATATTGTAGCAATTGTGGGGGACTACAACGGGGGAGTTCAGTTTATTAATGCTGTAAATGAGAGTCAATTATTTAAAACAGAAAAAATTAAAATCAAAACAATTGACGGCGATTTTGATAAAATGGATTCTTATAAGGAAGAGTTGAGTACCGCCAAGCTTCA